GCCGAACACGTCCGGCTCGTAGGCGGCGGCGCCGGGAACCAGGCCGAGCAGGCCGCACAACAGGCCGGCGAGGGCNCGCATCAGGCCTGCTCCCGCGCCGCGGCGGCCTGGCGTTCGGCCAGGCGCGCGGTGCTTTCGTCGAGGCTTACCTTGCCCTGGCCGAGGACTATCACGCGGTCCGCCGAGGCGATGGTCTCGGGCCGATGGGCGACCATGATGCGGGTGATGCGCAGCGCGCGAATGGCGGCGTTGACCCGCTGTTCGCAGTGTACGTCGAGGTGGCTGGTGGCTTCGTCGAGGAACAGGATGCGCGGCTTCTTGTACAGCGCCCGGGCCAGCATCACCCGCTGCTTCTGGCCGCCGGAGAGCACCGTGCCCATGTCGCCGACCAGGGTGTTGTAGCCCATCGGCATGGCCTGGATGTCATCGTGGATGGCAGCCATCTGCGCGCACTGCAGCAGCCAGGGCATGTCCGGTTGCGGGTCGAAGAAACTGATGTTGTCGCTGAGCGAACCGGCGAACAGCACGTCGTCCTGCAGCACCGTGCCGACCAGTTCGCGCAGGCCGTCCAGGCCCAGTTGCGCAAGGTCCAGGCCGGCCATGCGGATCTGTCCCTCCACTGGCGGGAGGATGCCCAGCAGGACGTTGANCAGGGTGCTCTTGCCGCAGCCCGAGGGGCCGACGATGGCCACCGACTCNCCGCCGGCGATGCGCAGGTCGAGGCCGTCGAGGACCCAGGGCTCCTGTTCCGCGTAGCGGTAGCGCANGCCCTGGATCTCGATGCTCGCCTCGCGCTCGCGGAGGTTCTCCGGGAGGATGTCGCCGTGGCTGACCTCCGGGGCCTGGAGCACGATGTCGGCCAGGCGCTCGCCCTGCAACTGGAGCATGCGCAGCTCGAAGAACTTGTCGATCAGGCTGCCGACGCGGCTGTCGAACTGCGACTTGTAGGCGTTGAAGGCCATCAGGATGCCGACGCTGAACTGGCCGTCCATCACCATGGTCGCGCCGAGCCAGATCACCAGCAGGTTCTCCACGCCGAACAGNAGGCCGTTGAGCTGCTGGTAGAACAGTTGCAGCTTCTGCGTACGCAGGCCGGCGTTGATCTGTTCCACCAGCAGGCCGAGCCATACCGAGCGGCGCTCGTCCTGGCGCTGGAACAGCTTCAGCGGGCGGATGCCGCGCACCGTCTCGAGGAAGTGGCTCTGCTGGCGCGCGGCGTGGACGATCTGCTCCTCGGTGGCGTTGCGCAACGGCCGGTACCAGATCCAGCGGCCGAGGGCGTAGAGGCTCATGGCGGCGATGGCGATGGCCGCCAGTGGCGGACTGTAGAGCAGCATCATGCCGAGGGTGGCGACGGTCATCAGGCCGTCCAGCACCGCCGAGAGGAAGGCCGCGGTGAGGGTCTGCTGGATGCTGTTCACCGCGCCGAAGCGCGACACCACGTCGCCCAGGTGGCGCTTCTCGAAATACTGCGCGGGCAGCCGCAGCAGGTGGCTGAAGACGTTGGCCTGCCACTGCACGCCGAGCAGGGTGCTCATGTGCATCATCACCCAGGCGCGCACCCCGCTGACCGCCTGTTGCATCAGCAGCAACAGGCCGAAGCCGATGGCCAGGGTGCTGAGCAGGTCACGGTCTTCGCTGACGATGACGTTGTCGATGGTCCATTGCAGGAAGAACGGACTGATCAGCGAGAACACTTCCAGCGCGCCGGCGAGCAGCAGCACCTGGGCCAGCGAGCGGTACAGCCCGGTGACCTTGCCGAGCATGCCCAGCAGCTTGATCCGCGGCGGCGCCTCCTGTTTCTCGAAGCCGCTCTCCGGCCAGAGTTCCAGGGCTACCCCGGTGAAGCTCCGCGAGACTTCCTCCAGGCCCAGCCGGCGCTGGCCGTGGGCGGGGTCGTGGAGCACCGCGCCGCGCCCGTCGACCGCCTTGAGCACGACGAAGTGGTTGAAGTTCCAGTGCAGCACGCAGGGCAGCTTGAGCTTGCCGAGGTCGCCGAGGTCGAGCTTCACCGCGCGGGTACCCAGGCCGAGGCGGTGGGCGGTCTGGATCAGTTGCTTGAGGGAGATGCCCTTGAGCGATACGGAGAAGCGCCGGCGCAGTTCCATCAGGCCGGTATGGTGGCCGTGGTAGCCGGCGATCATCGCCAGGCAGGCCAGGCCGCATTCGGTGGCTTCGGTCTGCAGCACCAGCGGCAGGCGGCGGCCCAGGCGCAGGGCGAGAGCGTCGAGAAAGGCCATGGGTCGTTCCTAGAGTTTGCCGGTCAGGCTGTAGAGCGGTTCCAGCACCCATTCGTAGAGGCGCCGGGTGTCCTGGAGGATGTCGGCGTCCAGCAGCATGCCGCTCTGCAGCGGACGCGGCTGGCCGTAGGCGGTCACCGCCTGGTCGTCGAGGGTTACCCGCAGCCGGTACAGCTGCTCGCCATCCTGGCCGAGCCCCGGTACGCCGCCGACCATGCTGGAAAGCTCGGCATAGGAGACGCTGGCGCGGGAGATCGACTGCACCTTGCCGTGGTACTGGCCGAACTTCTGGTACGGATAGGCCTGGTAGCGGATCAGCACCGCGTCGCCCGGCCGGATGAAACCGATGGACTTGCTCGGCGCGTAGAGTTCGGCCTGCAACGGGGTGTCGGCGGGAACGATGCTCAGCAGCGGACGCGAGCTGTCGACGGTCTGCCCGGCTTCGGCGAGCACGGCGGTGGCGATGCCGCTCTCCGGCGCGGTGACCAGCAAGGTGCGCTTGGCTTCGCTTTCGGCCAGGTCCTGCTCCACCGCGCTGAGCTGGCGGCGGGTTTCCGCGAGCTGGTTGGCCTGGCGCGCGGAAAGCCCGGCGAGTTCGTTGCGGCGCTCGGTCAACTGCTGCCGCAGCGACGTGCGTTCGCGCTCCAGGCCTTGCAGGGTCTGGCGCTGGCCGAGCAGCTCGGCCTGGCGCTGCTGCAACTGGTCCATGGAGATGTAGCCCTTGTCCATCAGCCCCTGGTAGCGCGCGGCGGCGTCGCTGGCCAGCGCCAGCAGGCGTCGCTGGCTGTCGGTCTGGGCGGCGAGGGTGGTGAGTTCGCGCTGCAGGCTGGCGACCTTGCTGGTCAGGCTGTCGCGCTCGTCGTCTTGCAGGCGGCGAAGCTTTTCCAGTTCGTCGCGCAGGGAGTCGCGGCGTTGTTCCAGGCGCCTGCTGATACCGGCCTGCACCGGGCCGGCATCGCTGCCGTAGCGTTCGCTGGAAAGCACCATCAGGCGCTCGCCACGTCGTACCGCCTGGCCTTCCTGGACGAACTTGCGCAGCACGATGCCGGCCTGCGGCGCGTGCACCTTGACCTGGCCGCTGGCGGGCACCAATTGGCCGCTGACGGTGCTGCGCTTGGTGTAGCTGCCGAACAGGAAGAAGCCCACCACCAGCAGCGCCATCGCCGCGGCCAGCAGGGTGAGAAAAGTGAAGGAGACCGGGCGGATCAGCACGATCTCGCCCAGGCCGCCGGCATGCTGGGCGTCGAGGGCTTCCTGGCGAAACATGGTGGCTGGATCCTGGATTCGAATAATACTTGCATGACACTCCGACACCCTTGCGAAAGTTCAAACGCATGAAGTGCCGGAGTGCGACTTTTCTAATTAGATGGTGGTGCGGCCTACATCACCGGGACCGAAGTTTTCCCGGTATTGGCCCAAGTAACCGACAGCCGTCTCTGCATTGGTGAAGAGACCGACCGTGCCCCCGGCAATAGCACCCATGGCGGTTGGCACGATCAGGCCGACCAACTGGGAAAGAGCGCCGAAGCCGAAGCCGCCGGCACCGCCCCATTTCCCGCCGATTGCCATGCCCGTCGCGGCGCCGTCGACGGCGCCTACGATCATGCCGGAAAGAGTTCCACCCGAAACGCAGGTGACTTCAATGTCATTGAGTTCTTTCATTTCATATATCTCCTTTAGGCTTTCCGTGAGTCTGGAAAGCCATTCGATGGTACTAATCCGAAAGAGTGGGATGAACTGCCAGGATTAGCGGTTTTTCATGGGATCGATAATTCGTTTGACAATGAGTTTCAATATTCGGCGGATGAAGGTTTGCCACTCCGGGTAAACTTTGCGAATGATTAAGGCCGGTTCGTGCGACACCTCGATAAGACCTGTTGAACAAGTCAACGCCGTATCGAGGGCTCATTCATATCGGCTCCGGCCAACCGCTCTTCGTCCGAGTCAGTACGGCCTCGCATAGCGGCATTTCATGGCATCAGCCGGTCGAGCAGCGGCGAGCTGAACAGCCGATGCGGATCGGCTTCGTTCAACTGGCGCACCGCGCTGTCCCAATCGTTGTCTGCGACCAGGCCCTGGCGTAGCGACTGCGCCACCAACTGGTCGACCACCGTCGGCTCGTCCCAGGCGGCGGCGGGGCTGTAGCCCCAGCCCTTGCTCCACTCCACCCGCAGCGAGGCGTAGTCGCCGCTGAAGTGGTCGAACAGCCAGGCCTCGAACTCGTGGTAGAAGGCATTGGCCTGCGGGGTACCGGGCAGGCTGAGGATGTCCAGCCAGATCGCCGTGTCCCACTCCGGTTGGTCGGGGCGCGGACGGATCGCCGACAGGCTGGGCACCTGGGCGCCGGGAACGATCGACTCGCCGGGCTGGTCGAGCCCGCTGACGCGAATCTCCACCGGGCCGTTCATGGGGTAGTGGCCGTTGGCGCGGTAGGCGGCGACCATCGTCTGGTACTGCAGGTAGAACTCGTTGATCACCCGCTGCACGTCGCGACGCCGGGTCAGCACCGCGTAGCCGTTGGCGGTGACGCGCAGCGTGCTGGGCTTGATGTACAGCAGCAGGTCCTTGCTCCAGCCCCACAGGTCGTAGCCCAGGGTCAGCGCCATGCCGCCCACTACCAGGTCGTACTGCAGCTTGCCGAGCAGCGGGGTGAGTTCCGGGTGGCCGGTGTTGATCGCCGCCAGCAGGTCGGACAGCGCCTTGGGAATGTTGTCGGAGAAGGGGTAGTTGAACGGGCCGTTGACCGCGCGGGCGCCGAACGGGCAGCGCGGGGTCGGCGTCCAGACCTTCAGCCAGGGCTTGTCGGTGAAGGGGAACCAGATGGCCTCGGCGCGTCCGCTTTTCTGCAGGAAGCTGTCGAAGGTCCTTCCGCCGCTGCCGGCCGCGGCGAACATCTCGCTCGCCGGGATGTTCACGTAGCTCTGGCAGCGCATGCGCTTGTTGACCCCGGCCTGGAGGGTCGCCTCGACGATGAAGGCGCGTCCGAGGTGGACGAGGAACGGCGCGCAGGCCGGATCGTCGCGGCGGAAGGTCTTCAGCACGTATTGTCCGGCGGCGCCGTCCCAGACCACCGCGGTCAGCGCCACGATGCTGTTGCTCAGGGAGCCGTAGCTCTGCCCCGGCAGGCGGCTTTCGCCCTGCGCCGGGATGCCGGTGCCGTGGCCGTCGATGGCGAGCACCCCGCCGAGGGTCAGGTCACCCGGCGCCGGCGTGGCGACGAAGCCGAGCTTGACCCGCTCCAGTTGTTTCAGCAGGGCTTCCATGGTGACGCCGGTCTGCGCGCTGAACAGGCCGAACTCGCCCTGGGTGTCGATCCGTACGCGGGTCAGGTAACGGCTGGTTTCCACCAGCATGATGCGGCTCTCGCAGTTCTCGCCGCCTTTCAGCAGCAGCGGGGACCAGTTGTGACCCATGCCGCGCGGGCGCACCTTGAAGCCGTTCTGCCAGGCCCAGTTGACCACCGCGAGAACCTCTTCGTTGGTGCGCGGGGCGCAGCTCCAGAGGTCGTCGGCGGCGATTTCCCCCGACCAGTTGCGGAACGCCCGCCGATAAAGTTCGAGGCCGGCCGGAAAGCCTGCCGGCGCCGGACAACTGCTGGCGGCGGCTTCGGCGGGCTGGATGACGAAGGCCGGGGTCCAGCCGGCCACCAGGCCGACCGCGCCGAGCGTGGCACTCTTGCCGAGGAAGCTGCGGCGCGACAGGCCGCCGGATTCCTGGTCGGGATCGCCGACGAAGGCGTCGGCGTGCTGGATGAGGTCGTGCATGGCGGTTCTCCTGATCGGGGCGCTGGTCGCCCCTTCCCGGTTGCCGGGTCCTAGGTCGCCGCCGGGGGCGTCCGGGTCTCCGGCGACGGTGGAGGCCCGCTCCGCGACGGGAGCGGGCCGAGGTCCTGGGATCAGGTCCACTCGGTGTCGTAGTGGTAATCGATGCGGCTGGTGTCGCCGCCGAGCAGGCCGCCGACCGCGGCGACGCCCTTGAACACGCCGTAGCCGAGGGTGTCGGCCAGTTGATGGATGGGGGTCAGGCCGACGGCGTTGAACACCTTGCCGACCGAAGAGATGACCGACGTGTTGAGCAGGTCGTTGGACACCTTGACCACATCGACGATGGCATCGCCGACGAAGCTGAAGAGTCCGGCGCCCGATACCTGGTCGATTTCATCGAAGCTCAGTTCCTGAAGTGTGGCGAGTTGCATGGCGCTATTCCTTCATCAATCAAGTTTTGAGCGATAGCCGGCCCTCTCGCATAAACATCGGTTTGCGAAGATAGAGTGACTATCGGTTGCCAGCCGCTCTGGAAAAGTACTTTGCCGGCTGGTCGCTGAAAATTACTGATCTGCCGGCGAGAGTGTCAATCTGGGAAGTTGATAGGGTGAACCTGGAATATCCATGCTAGGCAAATGACGCCGATATTCTGTCAGTGGAATTGGTCGATGTTTTTTCGAATGCCGCGATAAGCATCTGGATATTACTGACCCATTGATATTCGTGGGTACTGGGAAGCGGCTCGCTATTTTTACGAGATGATGCGCCAATCCAGAAAAGTATCGAATTATTGATTTCGGAAAAAATTCAACTGCCTTGCTGATAGGTTTCTTCCGGTCGAGTTATTGAAGTCCATTTACGGTCTTGCGTTGTTTTTCAAAGTAGAGAAACCGGCGTCATAAATTTGTGCGGATAACTGGCGGGCAAACTTTCCCAGGCTGCGCTTCTGTTGCGGGGAAGTGCTTCGGTTCGGGTCGAGGCGCTTTCCAGTCTTGACAGCCCGGCACAGGCGGGTAGAGTGCCGCGCATGAATCGTGCAGCCCTGACCTTCAAGCGCTATTACGCCTATCTGCTCCCTCATTGAGGCGGTAGATGCGTCGCTGCATTCCCGAACCGCCCGAGGCGGCGGTCCGGTGATCTTCTGCCTTATGTTTGATTTTCTATGTGTATCAGTAGCTTAAGACTGATCGTTTCCACAAATTTTGTCTTCGTTTCCGCAATTCATGCCTATCTAACGGGGTTCACGGCCTTCCCGATCCGGCGGTAGACGCGTTTTGTGATCTCCTGGGTCGTGTGTCCGAGCAGGTCTGAGGCGTCGGCCAGGCTCTCGATATCGGAGGCCGCCTTGGGGCGAATGTCCCGGAACTGGAACTGCATGATCTCCCTGGCCAAGTCTTGGTCACCCGCCTTGATCGCCTCATCGGCCGCAGCCTTGCGTGCGGTATCGAACCTGGTGCGAAGCATCTTCTCTGTCATCGGCTGGCCCTTCTCGTTGGTGACCAGTGCCGGAGAATCGGAGGCGATCGACTCGACCAGGTGGCCGAGCTGGGTCATCTGTCCGTCGGCGCGGCGGAGTCGTATCCGGAGCTTGCGAGACGTCTTGTTCTGCCCGACCAGCAGGTAGTCTCCGGAAACGTCGCTCTTGCGCAGTTTCCTCACGTCAGCCGGACGCTGGCCTGTCAAGTACGCGAGGTCCATCGTCACCCGCAGATCGTCCGGCGCTTTCTCGTAGAGCGCCTTCCACACCTCGTCCGTGACGTACACATCGCGCGGCTGCTCCTTGTTCTTCTTCACCCCGCGACAGGGGTTTTCCATGCTGGTGATGCCCCACTCCCTGGCCATGTTGTAGGCGAAGGAAAGCAGGGTGATCTCCCTATTCGCTCGAACCTTGGCCGTCCTGGCGTCTCGGTACTGAGCGATGGTGCTCGGCGTAATGTCCTCTACCGGGGCTTCGTCAAAGGCGCCCAGCAGTTGGCGGATCATCTTCGAATACTCTTTCTGGGTCTTCGGCGCCTTCGTCGGAACCACGTCCCGCTCGAACCTGCGCAACAGGTCGCCGACGGTCCGAGTGGTTGGCGGCACGGCCTTTCTCTCCAGCTTCGCCCACTTCTCCCGAGCCTCATCCAAGTCCGTGCCCAGCGGGATCTCCCTGCGCCTCCCCTCAGCATCCCGCCCGTCGTAGTAGTAGCCGACCCAGACCTTTCCTGACTTCATCGTCCGGGTACGCTTGATCATGCGAGGCGGCAGGCCCCGGTTCTTGTTGCTCCGCGGTCTCATCATCTAACCCTGGACAGGTCCAGGCTCCACTTTTCGGTTGCTTCCATCGTCGGCTTCACGCCGGCCAGCTTCAGGCGGGCATATACGCGCCCAACTATTGGGCGGTTCGCCGCGGTCACGGCGTACTTCCAGCCGTACCTGTTCAGCCACTCGATCTGCTTGCTCGGGTACTCGCGCCCAGTCAGCTCGGCGACTTCCTCTTCGGACAGGAACTCGGATACGGGGCTAGTCGAGCTTCCCATTCCCTATCTCCTCTTCGTTGCGCGCTACGGCCAGGCGTTGCGGTGCTTCGTGCCGCCTGCGGGCAACCAACTCACCGTCAACCACCTCGGCCGGTTCTTCCAGGCACACCTTCTCCAGGGCCTTGAGCGCAGCGCGGATGTAATTCGGTACGGCTACTGACTTTTGGTAGTGCTCAAGCAGCCGCTGCTTGCCGTCCTCCGTCACGCATTGGAAGTGGTCGAGAGCCTCTTTGGCGGTAGTGACGATTTCCTCTGGCTCTGCTCCTACCTCGCAACGAACCCAACCGATCAGGCGGCGCAGGTGGTTCATCTCGGCCCGGGTCAGCCGGCGCGCGGTCATCTGCCTACTCACCAATCACCTCCGGCTTTCGCTCAACCGTGCGGATCGATCCGTCCTGGCTGTGGACGGTGAGTGCGGGCCGCCGAATCTGCACCGTTCCATCTGGCGCCATCTCCTGCCGCGGGGCGCCGTAGAAAGGGCCGCCCGGGGCGAACGGGTCAGGGATGGCCGACGGATTTTCAAGCAAGAACTTCTGGAACAGGTTCTGGACCGCTGCGGTAAGGGGCCCCGCGTTCCCTCGGTTGGAGCGGCCACTCTTGTGGTCTGCGCTGTCCTCGAACTCCCCACCAATCCAGAGCAGGCCGCCAACGATTCCGGCGTCGCCCGCGCAGACCTCGGCGGCCTCGGCACGGTGGGCATGATTCACCCCCAGGAGGTCGCACAGATCGTCGAACGACAGGGCCTGCTCGATCATGGCTGAGTTTCCGATAAGCCAGGCACCGCTCTCCTCCATGGCTTGTCTCGCAGCTCTGGTGCGATCCAGATATGCCGCTCGCTCGCGCTCAAGCGCCTGCTCGGTGAACGGCATGCCCTTGAGGAGCCTCCGACACACCTGGCGATACTCGGCGAAGCTGGTGTTGCGATCGGCGCACACCGCGCGGACGAACATCCGGAGGGCCGCCAAACGGACGCGCAGGTTACGGCGACTGTCGGCGTAGATATCGATCAGCCTGTGCAACGTTGCGCCCTTCATGACCGGCTCTCCTTGTTCGTGTCGCAGATCCGCAGGTCGACGCCGCAGGCCTGGACCAGTTCGGTCAACTCGCCGAGCTTGGTGTTGGGGTTCTGCATCGCCTGGCCCAGGCGGACCAACTGTTGGCCTAGGGTGGCGAGCGGGGTAGGGTGATACCCTGGTGGTGGTGGAATGTCGGAGCCTCTCATCACTGGCATACCTCCCAGATGAACAGGGTCTTGAACGGCTGTAGTGCGGCGCCGGCGGCAACAGTGGCCAGGGCGAGGGCGGCGATGATGCCGAGGGCGGTCAATGCTTTTCTCATGCCCCGCTCCCGCCCGCCTGCAGGCGCCTCAGCTCATTGACCACCACCTCGACGGCTTCAATCACTGGCACGCCGACATAGCCGTCCTCGATTTCCGCGCGATCAAGCCAGCGCACCAGAGTTTGGAGGCTTTCGGCCAGTTTGCTGTCGCCCGATCCCGGCGCGGGGTGGGGTCGCTCGCCGGCATTACCCGGTCCGGAAACAGGTTCACCGCCAGGATTGCCCGGCTCCGAACTCGCTCCAGCGCCACTCAATGCCGCCAGTGCGATCTGTCGCATGTTCGCCGCCGGCATGTTGTCCTGCTCGGGACAGGGGAACTCGGCGATGGTGCGGAGCGCCAGGATGGCGCGCTCGAGCGGATGCTCTTCTGCAGCCTCGGCGCCGGCCAGGTGCTTCGCTACTGTTTCCCGGATGACGCGCAGTGCGTTCATGGCCTGGAGCGAGCTACCGTCCTGGCCGAGCTTGGCGGTCAGATCGATCTGTTTAAACAGGGCATGGGTCATAGGTCACCCCCTTGCTCGGCGCTGCGCACTGCCTGGTAGGCGAGGGCGTAGCAAGCCATTTGCACCAGCAGGCTCGAAGCCGCGAGTGCGGGGTGATCCGTGAGGGCCAGGGCCGCCACGTGCAGAGCGCCGGTAGGGATGGAGAGCCACGGACGGGCGAGCAGGTTCGCGGCTCCTTGCCCCTTGATGCCGCCGGCGAATATCAGCAGCCAGCAGAGGACGTTTAGTGCCGCTGACACATAGAAGGCGAACTGGTGGATGGAGCCATGTCCGAAGTACAGACACGCGCTGAGCAGCAGGCTGATCGCGGTGCCGATGAGTGCTTGCTTCATGATCAGCGACCTCCGGCGGCAGCGGTCAAGGCGTCGAGGAGCGCATGCTTCCGGCGCTGACCATGCAGGTACTCGCGCAGGGCAACGACGATCAAGGAGTTCATGCTGCGCGAGTCTCGCTTGGCTTCGGCTTCCACCTCGGCCCTCAGACCGTCCGGCAGTCGGACAACGAACTTGTCCATGTCCCGGCTGGTGCTGGTCGGCAGTTCGGTTACAACGGTTGCTCGTTTCATGGGATCTCCAGTGGCGCCATCGCTGGCGCCTGGGCGAGGGGCTACTTGCTGATGCCGATGAAGGGAAGCGGGGAGCCGCTGGCCATGTAGGTGGGCAGCTTTCCGTCCCACTTCTCGACGGCATTGAGGGTCACGACGTCGGGGTTCGAGCGCAGCGCCTGGGCGCGGATCTCGATCGCCTTCGCGTCGGCGGTGGCCAGGGTCAGCTTCGCGTCCGCCTCCCCTTGGGCCCGAGCGCGTTCCTTGTCGGCTTCTGCCTTGGCTTGGGCGACCTCGTTACGGCGCTGCTCGGCCATCTGGGTGGCCTGGATCTTCGCGTTCAGGCTCTGC